AGCGAGCCAGGGCACTGGAGCGCTGAGCACCGGCATCGGTGTCGGCGGCAGCCGTTCTGGCCCGCCTGCGGCAGGCCACGCCGACATGGCCGCGGACCTCGTCATCCAACGCATCGGCGGTGCCACGCAGGCCGTCGTCGCGCTCGGCACCGGCTATGGCGCGAGCAAGGGCACGCGCTTCCGCGTCGCGACGGGTGCCGTGGCCAACGGCGCAGCAGTGGCGCCGAGCACCTACCTCAACCGCTCGGGCCGCGCGATGGTTGCCGGCGAGGGCGTGTGGGCAGTGGCGCCCTGATGCCCATCGTCCTGCACGTCTACCACCACCACTCGCAAGGCGACCGCGAGCAACTGGTCGCCATCGTCTCGATTCTCGAAAGGATCGCCATGAATGCCGAAGAAGCAACCAAGGCCCTCACCGACATCAGCAACGGGCTGAGCGATGTGGGCGCGCAGCTCACCAAGGGCTTCGACGAAATCACCGACGACATCGCGAAGCTGCAGCAAGCGGGCGGCACCACGCCCGAGCAGGACGCGCTGCTGCAGTCGATCAACGAGAAGCTGGGCGCAGTCAAGGCCGCGGCACAGAAGCTCGACGACATCGTCCCCGACGCGACCCCCAGCGCCTGATCACACGCACCACCTGCTCAGGGAGAACTACATGGACACCTTTGATGGCGACCCCGCAATGTTCACGCGGCCCAACGCAGGCGACGACTCGCTGTTCGTCGTCTTCTACATGGGCGTGCTCAAGAACGAGGCCAAGAGCATCGAGCAAGGCCGCCCGATCTTCGACGACGTCGAGTGCGTGAAGATCGTGATTCCCGGCGACAAGAACAACATCAACGACCGACCGGCGAGCGAGCGCGACAAGCAGCGCTTCTCGAAGCAGTACGCCGCGTTCAAGCAGGGCCTCAAGGAGGAAGACCAGATCACGGGCACGCGCCTGCATGACTGGCCCTTCCTCTCGCGCGCGCAGAGCGAAGAGCTGAAGTACCTGGGCATTCGCACCGTCGAGCAGCTTGCCGAGGTGCGCGACGACATCACGTCGCGCGTGCCGGGCCTGACGAACCTGAAGCAGCACGCGCAGGTGTGGCTCGGCAAGAGCAAGAACGCAGCCGAGGCGGCGAAGACCACGAAGCAACTGCAGGATCAAGCGTCGCGCATCGCGTCGCTCGAAGCAGCGCTGCGTGATCAAGGCGCACGTCTGGAACAGGCGCTGCAGGCGAAGGCCGCGGCGTGAGGGCCTAGGGCGTGGCCAACTTCAACAAGCAGCAGACCGCGCTGGCCATCGTGCAGGACACGTGCGGGCTGCTGGGCCTGCCCAAGCCTGCCGCGGTGGCATCGAACCCCACCGATGTCACCGCGCAGCAAATGTGGTCCCTGCTGCGGCATGCGGGCCGGCGCCTGTGCAAGCCCACCGACGGCTACCGCTGGCAGGTGCTCACGCGCCTGTGGTCACTCGACACGCTGCCCGCGACCACGCTCTACACGCTGCCCGACGACTGGGACTCGTTCATCGACACCACCGCCTGGAACTACACCAGCCGGATGCCGATGCTCGGGCCCGCGAGCACTCAGCAGTGGCAGACCCTCAAGGCGCGCAACCTGGGCAACTCGGTGTTCTCGGTGGTCTACCGCACCAGCGCAGGCAAGCTGGAGCTGCAGGCAGCGCCGGCCACAGCACAGCAACTGCGCCTCGCCTACACCTCGCGCGCCTGGGTGCAGAAGGGCGGCGACCCCACGACGCTGCGCGACTACCCCGACGCGGACGACGACCTCGTGCTGTTCGATCCCGAGCTGATGGTGGCGAGCCTGAAGCTCGCGTTCCTCACGGCCAAGGGCTTCGACACCACCGCCGCGACGGCCGACTACAAGCTCGCGCTCGAAGCTGCGATCAACGCTGACAGCGACGCCCCGGTGCTGTCGCTGGTGCCGGGTGGTGGACCCGCGCTGCTCGACCCGCAGTTCAACGCGCCCGACACGGGCTACGGGAGCTGATCGATGCTCGCGCCGCGCCGCATGCCGCAGTCCCTGTCGCATGGGCTGAAGACGGTGCTGCCGCCCATCAAGGGCATCAACTCCGTCGGCTCGGTGGCGAGCATGCCCGAGACGGATGCCATCGAGTGCGACAACATGGTGGCCACCGAGCTGGGGCTGTCGCTGCGCGAGGGCTGGTACGAGTACGCCATCAACATCGGCGGCGACTCCACGCGTGCGGTGCGCACGGTGATGTCCTACGAGGGTGCACCGGCCAACAGCACGGTGAGCCCGCTGTCGCAGTCCAAGCTGTTCGCCGCTGTCGACTCTGGCATCTACCTCATCGAGGGCGGCGGCGACAAGGCAGCGACCGCTGCGGCCATCGCGCTCAGCGGCGCCACCAACGCGGGGCGCCTGTCGTGCGTGCAGTTCACGACGGCAGGCGGGCAGTACCTCATCGCGTGCAGCGAGACCGACGGCGGCTTCCTCTACAACGGCGCCACGTGGATGAAGATGACCAGCGTCGGTGGCCCCGGCCCTGGCTACATCACGGGCGTCGACCCCAGCCTGTTCGTGCAGGTGTGCGCCTGGAAGAAGCGCCTGATGTTCGTCGAGCGCGGCACCGCTCGTGTGTGGATTCTCCCGGTGGGCTCGGTGGGCGGCGCCGCGGTGGTGTTCGACTTCGGCCCGCTGCTGCAGAACGGCGGCGCGCTGGTGGGCTTGGCCAACTGGACGCAGGACGCAGGCGACGGCATCGACGACCGGCTCATCGTGCTCGGCAGCTCGGGTGACCTGCTCGTGTACGAGGGCACCGACCCGACCAGCGCCACCGACTTCAAAAACGTGGGCACGTGGTACATCGGCCAGCCTCCGGTGGGCCGCCGCTGCTTCACCACCACGGGCGGCGACGCCTACGTGCTCACGCAGTACGGCGTGATTCCCGTGCAGCAGGTGGTGCAAGGCGGCCTGGACAACATCCTCACGAGCAACACCGAGCTGCTGGTGCAACTGCGCAAGCTGCAGGACACGCTCAACACCGACTTCAGCACGCTGCTCAATCAGGACGGCTGGGAGCTGCTCGCGCTGCCGAGCAAGGCGCTGTTGCACATCGCGCGCCCGAGCGTCAGCATCACCGAGCACATCCAGTACGCGTTCCAGCAGCACTCGCTCGCGTGGTCGCGCTTCCTCGACGTGCCGGTGCGCACGTTCGCGCGTCGGCTCAACGAGGTGTATGGCGGCACCGACGACGGGCGAGTGCTGCGCGTGCTCGACGGCACCACCGATGGCCTGCAGCTCGATGGCTCGGGCGAGCAAGAGATTCGCGCGCGCCTGACGCCAGCGTTCTCGTACTTCGACGAGCCCACGGTGCTCAAGCAGATGCTGATGATCCGGCTGAACTTCCTCGGCTCGTCGTCGCCCGGCTACTCGGTGCTGATGAACGCCGACTTCAGCATCAACCCGATTGGCGGCGCTGCCGTCATTGGCGCGCCTGTCGGCTCGTTGTGGGACCAGTCTTATTGGGATCAGGCGGTCTGGGCCGGCGGGCGCGCGTCCTTTGCCGAGTGGCGCAGCGTCGAGGGCCTCGGCTACGCGATGGCGCCCAGCCTCTTCATCAGCGCCTCGACCAAGACGACGCTGGCCAGCATCGAGTACATGTTCAAGCGCGGAGGCCCGCTGTGAAGCAGATGACCGACCGCACTGCCGTGTGGCAGTTCTTCCACGACCGGCTGGGCCTGCACGCAAGCGACGACTTCCGCGGCGTGTGCCACTTCCTCGACGCCGATGCGCTGCCCAACAACGTGATGACGATGGACGCCGTCGCAGTGGCCGTTGGCTACAACGCGTTCATCGGTCGCACGTGCTGCATGCACAGCGTGATCCAGAAGCCCGAGGCAGTCACGCGCGGCATGGTGCGCGAGACGTTCGAGTTTCCGTTCCTCGTGTGCGACTGCACTGCTGTGCTCGCGCTCGTGGACTCGACCAACGAAGCAGCACTGAACTTCGACACGAAGCTCGGCTTCAAGGAAATCGCACGCGTGCCCGGTGGTGGCCGCGATGGCGACCTCGTCGTGCTGCAGATGCTGCGCAGCGAGTGCCGCTGGCTGCGTCATCACTGAAGGGAGCCACGCAATGGGCAAGAAGAGCGGACCCCCGGCACCGGACTACAAGGCCGCTGCAGAGGCGCAGGCGCAGTCGAGCAAAGAGAACACCACGATGCAGACGTGGGCCAACCGCGCCAACCAGACGAACCCGTGGGGCTCGACGACCTGGGACGCGCAGAGCGTCTTCGACCCGGCCAGCGGCATGCCGGTCACGAAGTGGACCGAGCACACGACGCTCGACCCTGGCCTGCAAGGTGCGCTCGATTCGCAGATCGCGATGCAGCAGGGCCGCAGCGACTTGGCCAACAGCCTGATGCCTCGCGCTCGGCAGGAGTTCGGGCAGGCCATGGACTGGTCCCAGCTCTCGCCATGGGCCGGCGGTGCGCAGGTGGGTCAGCTCAATCCGACCACCAGCGCGTTCTCGTTCGGCGGGCCGCGCGTTCAGGGCATCGACACGTCGCGCGCAGGCACACCGCAGCTCAACACCAACATGGGAGCGAACGCGGGAGCGATTCAGGGCGGCCTCAACTTCGGCGGCGTGCAGGACGTGGCCGGCTCAGGCGCGCAGCGCCAGCGCGCAGAGGACGCGATCTATCGCAGCGCCACCTCGCGCCTCGATCCGCAGTGGGACCAGCGCCAGCAAAAACTCGAGACTGACCTCGCCAACCGCGGCATCACCGGCAACAGCGAGGCCTACTCGCGCGCCATGGACGACTTCGGTCGCCAGCGCAACGACGCGTACCAGCAGGCCAGCATGGGCGCGATCACCGGGGCCGGTGCAGAGGCACAGCGCGACTACAGCATGGACTTGGGCCTGCGCCAGCAGCAGGTGGGCGAGATTGGCCAGCAAGGCCAGTTCGCCAACGCCGCCCAGGCGCAGCAGTTCGGGCAAGGCCTGCAAGCTGGCCAAGCGAACAACGCCGCGCTGGGCCAGGGCTTCCAGTTCGGGCAGACCGCGCGCGATCAGCAGCTCGCTGCGCAGCAGGCCATGTTCCAGCAGCAGCAGGCGCGTGGCCAGTACGGGCTCGCTCAGCAGCAGCAGGCCTTCGGCCAGCAGCAGGCCGCGGGCGGGCAGAATTTCAACCAGCAGATGGCGCAGTCGCAGTTCCAGAACCAACTGCGCAACCAGCAGCTCACCGAGGCGATGCAGCAGCGGGGCTTCAGCCTCAACGAGATCAACGCAATCATCAGCGGC